AACCCTCTGGAATAATATCTGATTGGTACATAACAATAGGATTACCACCAATCCTATTGTTATGTACCAATCAGATATTATTCCAGAGGGTTGGTTAAAATGTGATGGTACACTAGGCACTCTTGACCTTAGAGATTGCTTCATTAAAGCGTCAGCTACTGGTGATGGTACTATTTCTGGTAATAATCAACTTGTCGTTGATGGTCTTACAGATTCGTTTGGTCATTCTCATATGTATACAGGGCCAGCAACTATGTCATGTGATAGACAACATCCAGAGCTAGTTGATCATGATCATGCTATTACGTGGTCTGGAGAGGGATTACCTCCTTGGTTCGCATTAAACTTTATAGTAAAAGGAAATCTACCTTTTGCAATGGAATAGATAATGAAAAGAATATTGTTGTTAGAAAAAGCTAAGTTTATACTTCTTAGAGATAGTAATGGAAATGAAGTTGCATTTGATACGGTTGAAGATTTTAACAGATGTGTACCGTCAGTATCATTTGCAGGAATGGTTAAAGTTAATTACGAACCAGATAAAGGTTTTCATATTGTAGATGGTATCAAGAAAAGCGTTCCTTATGACACCTATGATTTGATTCTTAATGATGTTAATCAAATAGCACAGAACAAGCTTAATGAGTATTATGGTCTCGATGTTGATGTTGCCAAGGACCTTGCGTTTAAAAACCATAATGAAGCATTAGCTGAACGAAAAAAAGAAGAAAATCTTAAAGATTTTAGTTATAATGGTGTTAGCTTTACTTCTGATAAAGAATCAATTCAGGCTACACAGAATGATTGTTTATCTCAACTTGGAACAGATCCAATTTTAACATTTCGTGGTACTGTTAATGCTGGATCTTGGCTTACTACAGAAGGGTTTGTTCCATTTACAAATGAAGAGTTTATAACATTTGCTAAAGAATATTTCCTTCGTGGTTCTGATAATTATACTACCATGGCTGGACACATTATTGCCATTAAGGCTATCATGTCTAACGCAAGTAGTACTGCTGCCGATATATTGGCCTATGATTTCAGTGGTGGATGGCATTAATTTAATAAACCCGTAGAGAGGGCGTTATGTGGATAGAACAAGCAGGAGGGGTTAAGATGCTTAGCCCCGATGGTGATAAGATTACAATTGCCATGACAGACCCAACAGGAACAGTAGCTGTAGATCAGATGGGTGAGACTACCTCTGATTGGTTTGAATATAAAGATGGAGGAGTTAGTGCCAATCTTGATGTAGATAATACAGCTAAAAGCATATTCGCTCCAATAAAACTAAGGATTACTGCGGTAGGCACTGGGGTTAGACTGTATCATAGAAAGAAGCCTAGTAAACAACCTGTTATTATAAGGAATTAATTGACATGGGTGTTATCTATCCGACTATAATGAAGATAATTGCGCCAACAATAGGTAATCCATTCGGATTGCCAGTTGGTGGTGGGGTGTTGACTCAGCCTCCATACTCAGAAGACCTCCTTGTTTGGCTCAGGGGAAATGATGATGGTGTAGATCAAAAACTAGACTCATGGAAGAAGCCAGACGCTGAAAACTTTGATATGAGCAAGTCTAGTTGTATTTTTGTGAACGGTACTGATGAAAAACTATCCATGCCGGATATGCCTTCTGATGCTACTATAACGTATCAAGGAACTGCTACTGCTGTTGTTGATACAGTACTGAAGGAAATAACATTCACAACTGCTGGTACATTCTATGACCTCAACGTATGGACTGACTTATGATTGATTGGTTAAGTAGGTTGGGAAAAAAAGAAAATCTCACAGGGCATAAGTTCGGAAGACTCACAGTCTTACGTATAGACGAAATTTGGCACTGCGAGTGTGACTGTGGAAACGCAGTAGCTGTTATGGGTGATAACCTTAGTGGAAACAATACATTTTCATGCGGATGCTCATTCTTGGAAAAGGTAAGCGGTGAGAACTCGCATTTTTGGAATGGTGTATCTAGGCTGAGCAGTCAAGGTTATATTTATATTACAGACAGGCATGGCGATAGAGTCAGGGAACATAGAGATATAGCCAGAGAAGTTCTCGGGAGGGAGCTAACCAGCGATGAAGTTGTGCACCATAAGATGAGGGAGGCTGGAGCATGAGTACTCTATTTGCACATTTTAGATTAAGTGAAGGTCCACTAGCTGGACTAACCTCGTGGGACGACACCGGATTACATACCATTACGTGGGATGGGACTACAGCTAACATGAGAGCTGGTGTTCAGTCGTCTGGGTATAACCCTAATGCTGTTGATGGTTGGTGGGAGATTACTGGTGATGACGTGATGTACCCTTACCCTGTTAGTCAATTTGATGTTTATCACAAAGGCGGAACATTTAACTTTTGTAAAGATACGCATTACGCACCTGAGACTAGCCCTATTGGTACTTTTAATGGGATTGATGATGAAATAATACTAGATACTGAAGTGGTATTCAATGACGATTTTTACATAACTTTTTATGTTGATTCAAGCGCAGGTAATCTAGTTCACCAGACGTTGTTTGGTGCTGGTGCTGGTCCTTGCTTGCTTAGGATTCTAGGTGGAAAATGGTCTGCCAAATTAAATGATGACAACACTAGATACTTTAGTTTAGTAACTAATGTTACAGGGTTTGGTTCGTTTGTGAGAGTCAACGGTGTACTCACTCTTACAGTTGGAGATCAAACGCAGAGCATTAACATACCAACAGGTGTATCCTTCGCTATCAAAAACATTTCAGTAAACACCGTTTCGTTTAGTGGGATCATAAGAAATGTGGATATTAATGGAACTCTTATTCCAATCAACGAAGGCGAAGGACTAGACTGTCACGACTCAGAGGGTAACATTATAGGCACATATAGCGTAACTATCCCTACATTCTGGAATGGTGAGCCTATGGTGTCTCAGGCTATTATGGATATGGAAGCTGCTAGTACCAGTGGGAATTATCTTACTGATGGACTTGGGCATCCACTACCTATGACACAAACCAATTGGGGTGAGCTTGGGGCTGATATTGTAATCAATGGTCAGTTTATTTATGGTGCTGATGATTGGACCCTTGGAACTGGGTGGACTGTAGCCAATAAAGTCCTTACATACTCTGGAGCGGCTTTTGGACCAGTAGTGTCTCAGTTAGGTGATGTAACGCTGTCGGCAACTTACAATGTTGACTGTGAGCTGGAGGCTGGGTCTTTCAGGATAAAGGTTGGTTCTCTCGCGTACACTACATGGGAAGGTACACCCCTCACCATAGTAGCAGATGGAACTATTCCAGATATCAACATCGAACCGTTGTCAGCAACTGTCGAGTTAAGTTCAATTTCCATAAGAGAAGTAAACCCAGTAATGAACCAAAACAAACAGTACTATATGACAGCTTGTGAGGGTAAACCAGTCGAGCGATGGGATTATAAAACACCACGTACCACGGCTGAGGATGCTGAGATTAAGCTCCTCGGCTGTCTTTGATAATATTATTGATATTTGAAACCATAGACGGTAGAGAAAGACGCTTACCCATACGGGATATTCACTTAACGGGAGATAGAAATGGCATTAAAAATAATAGTACCAGAAGAAGTGATTGACGAACCGGTGATGATTGAAATCGGAGAACGATTCAGGCGCAGATCTTCAACAAATAAAGAGCATGCTCTTGGAACAATATATCAATTTAGCGATGCTGGCGAGAACCTGTTTACTGCGGAGGCATATGCTGCCTGTCATGGATATGGTTGTATACTAGATGATGGTATGTTTTACCATGTATTTACTACTGCCGAGAAAGACAATCTTGTTCCTGTAGACTGGCCAAACAGTAAAGACGCAGAAGATGAGCGAATAGCTTATGAAGATTATTTTCGTAAGTCAACACAGACTGAACTTGCTGACGGTACTTGGAGATTCAGGATACAAGTTGGAAATGACGCTCTAATGAACACCGAGAGGTTGATCTACCAAGAATCATTGGGTGTATTACTGACAAAAGGTGAAGGTCAAGCTCTTGAAGTTAAACCAGAAGTATAAAGGAATCTCAATATGGATGTGCCAGATCTTGTAGTGGAATGGGCATTAGGAGTTGTGACTAGTGCCGGAATGGGGAGTTTCTTCTTTTTGAAGAACAAGTCAAGTAAGAACACTGCTAGTATCGTGGCACTTAAAGAGCAAATGGATCAAAAAATAGTTAATGCAATTGAGAAACTAGGAGAAAACGTAACGCCACTAAGTCTCTGTAATGCCAAGCAAGAGTTGTGGCAAACAAGGTTTGATATGTGGATGGCCCAGAACAAGGAACAACATAACCATATTGACAGTAGTGTAGCTGCTGCGCTGGAGAACATAGAAAAGCAATTGGTTTTTGTATTCGAGAAGCTTGACAATTTAAGTAAGGGGGACAAGTGATGTGGAGGTCAATAGGGTGTGTGATCATAGTATTTATGTTGCTGTCTGGGTGTGGTGCTCACGAGAAAACTAATAATTTGATAGCTCAGGCTAACACAGATAGATTCAAAGCTTTCACAAAAGGCATGAACGCTTCCACTTCCGAGGGTGCAAGGATTGCTATGGCCATGGCCTTCGCTGGTAACATGGGACAACAGAACTTCTACAAAGAAGACTCGGCCCTTGATTGGGTACTTGGTGTTGGTCGTATAGTTACTCCACTGGTTCCGTTGTTCTGGCAGAGTGGTGACGATACTACTCAGGGTATTACTGCTGGTCGTGATGTATTCTTTCAGTCTACAAGAGCTGACTCTCATTCAAACTACCAATCAGCAGCAAGTGAGTTGTTCTTGGGAACAGGAGCGTATGCTTACGACAATGGTACAGAAACCTCGTTTCCAGTAGAATGAGCAGTGATAATTGAAAGATTACTGTACTTGGTGGCGTTTCTATTAAAAGTAAAGTAGTCTCAGTGTAGAGGATAGGGTCATGGCCCGAAAGCAAGTAACCTACTTTAATCGAATGAGGATTTGGTGTGATGACGAAACATCAGCTTGTAAGTACGTCAACGAAAGACTTTTGCACGTTTTTCCCAGAAGGTAATTGGAGCCACTGCTGCCAAAAACACGACCGGGCATACTACATTGGTGTCCCATTCTTTGCCGCAAACTGGAGGCTTTACAAGTGTGTAAAAAGAAGGAATCATACAGCAATAGCATTAGTGATGTTGGTCGGGACAAGCTTGTTTGGGATAGTCCCATATATGAGGGCCAGTACGGCCCGAAAGAAAAGAATAAAAAATTTAGGGTAATGGTACCCGTATCCAAGCTTTGGGTTTGGTTTAAAAACAGGAGAAACAAATGAATAATTTAGTACTTAAGATGGCCCTTCCTATTATCCTCGGATTAGTAGAGGATATGATTACCCCTGACAACTTCAAGATTTATGGTAAAAAACTGATTGGATTGGCTCGTGAGTTTGTTAAGGATACTGAGACGAAGGTGGATGATAAAATTATGCTCCCACTTCTTGATGCTGCTGAGAAAGCTCTTGGGATTATTGAGTAGTATGTGGAACTGGTTTAAACGAGAACCAAAGGTAATTGCTACGAAGCGTCAGGTAATACTGGCGCTTTATCACGCTTCTGGTATGACGTATGATGCTGGTAATGATCTTGAGGACGCTGAGTTGTCTGATCCAAATAGTAGAAGGTCCCACTCGTTTGAAGGACATAAAATTTATAGGTTGTGGATGTGATATGAGTTTTAATAAAGACCAGTTGCGTGATCTAATCATAAGGGTGTTGAAGAAGGTAGACAACTTCTACTCTGAAGATGCTGTGACACTATTGATGATGACCGCTGCTTCCGAATCTGACCTCGGCACGTATCTGCACCAGGTAAAGGGGCCAGCTAAGGGATTGATGCAGGTTGAGCCAGCAACAATGCGTGACAATTATGGGTCATATTTGCACTTCAGGGATAAGCTTAAGGAGCAGATTTTTTCAGCTTGCCATGTTGGGATGCCTGATGTAGACGCACTTGAATACAACATTGCCCTTAATATACTAATGGCAAGAGTGAAATACTACAGAGCACCTGGCCCAATACCAAGTACTCTTGAAGGAATGGCAATGTATCACGAAGAATTTTACAATGCCGGAGGTGCTGCGCATTGGGAGATTACCCTTGAGAAGTATCAGAAGTTTTGTCTTTAGGAAATTGGAGCAGCTATGGATTGTTTAATTAGAGAAGACTTGTGTCCAATATATAGAGGCGACACACCAATATATGATGTTAAGCTTACGTATTCTGATGGGTCGCCTGTAGATATTACTGGGATGACGCTTATATTTTCAGCAAAGTTAAATAAAGATAGTAAGGATGGTGTCATAGGTGACTTTAAGGTGACTACCTTATTTGAGGTTGGTGATGATTCAACTAATGGAATTGGTTCAATCACCATACCTTCAAAGGTAACTATGACGCTGGTTCCATCTAGGAATATGCATTACGATGTTAAACTGATTGGTAGTGGAATTGTGTCAACAGTTGCCGCTGGAATGTTCCAAGTAGTTCAAACCATACCAAAGAAGATACCGTGATAAATAGTAAAATTATATTTAATATGGTAAGAAGAACTATAAGTGTTCATGTTTCAAGCAGAAAAATAGTTTCTAGTATTTCTAAAAAGAATATAATTAAGTTAAACATAGTTAAACGAGGTTAGTGATGTCCGATGATATAAATAATGATAGTCTCGTTGATTGGAAAAATGCTCCAAGTTTGCAAGATTTGAAGGCTGACGTTACTGAGGCAGAACATGCACACAATGCCCATGTCACAGAAGTTGATAACTGGCTCAAGAACTATAACGGTGAGCAGATAATCAAGACTAAGGCTGGTAGGAGCAAGATAGTACCAAAGGTTATCAGGAAACAAGCTGAGTGGAGGTATCCAAGTCTTAGTGATCCATTTCTTAGCACTACAGATTTATTTAATGTTGCTCCAAATACATTTGAAGACAAGCAATCAGCCATACAGAATGCACAGGTACTGAACTATCAGTTTAACCATCAATTGAATAAAGTTAAGTTTATAGATGAATTTATCAGAACGTGTGTTGACGAGGGAACAGTAATAGTTGAGTTAGGCTGGGAAGAAGAAGATGACGAACGTGAAGTAGAAGTTCCAGTTATGGGGATCGACCCAGCAACAGGTGAAACTGTTCAGGTTGGTGTTGAGTTGCAGGTTAAAACTGTTTCAGTTAAGAACCAACCAACATTAGAAATATGTCACTATAATAATACAATAATAGATCCAACTTGCGATGGTGATCTTGATAAAGCAGAGTTTGTTATTAGGAGTTTTGAGACAAGTAAGAGTGAGCTTAAGAAAGATGGTAGGTATAAGAATATAGATAAGATATCTATCGATTCATCTGATAGTTTGACCGATAGTGACTTTGAAAGTGCAGATGCAAGTAACTTTAGGTTTAGAGACGATGCTAGAAAGAAGTTTGTTGTTTATAGGTATTTTGGATATTGGGATATAGATGGTAATGGAGTAACGAAACCTATTGTAGCTGCGTGGGCAGGTGACGTTATGCTTAGACTGGAAGAAACTCCATTCCCAGATAAAAAGATACCTTTTGCATTGGTTCAATTCCTTCCACGTAGGAAGCAGGTTTACGGTGAACCAGATGGTGCGTTGATTGAGGACAATCAAAAGGTCATAGGTGCTGTTACACGAGGTATTCTTGATGTAATGGGTCGAAGTGCAAATGGGCAGCAAGGTAGCCGTAAAGACGCTCTTGATCCAGTCAATGCACGTAAGTATGAACGTGGTGATGATTATAAGTTCAATGCTAATGTTGACCCAAGGCAAGCATTTCACATGGGTACATATCCTGATGTTCCAAGAAGCGCTATGGATATGATTGGATACACTTCAAATGAAGCTGAGAGTCTTACTGGCGTTAAAGCATTTAGTAGCGGTGGCATTACAGGGAATTCACTTGGAAACAGTGTTGGTGGAGCTAGGCTTGCTACAGACGCTACAACCAAAAGAGAACTTGACATACTTAGACGGCTTGCTAATGGAATCGTGCAGATAGGTAGAAAGATTATAAGTATGAACCAAGAATTTATCAGTGATGAGGAAATTCTTAGGATAACTGATGAAGAATTTGTTAATATAAGCAGAGATGATCTTGCTGGAGAGTTTGATATTACATTGAGTATTAGTACTCCGGAAGCTGATAATGAGAAAGCTGCTGGCCTAGAGTTTATGTTGCAGACCGCAGGTGAGACTATGCCGTTTGAATTTAAGCAGATTATACTTAGCGATATAGCCAGGCTTAGAAAGATGCCAGAACTTAGTAAGATGATATCTGAATACCAGCCACAACCAGATCCCGCTGCTGCGTATAAGGCTAAGCTTGAGATTCAGTTGTTGGAAGCTCAGGTTTACAATGAACAGGCTAAGGGCCAAGAGAATGCTGTGGACGTTGGGCTTAAGCAGGCTAAGACAGAAACAGAGATTGCAAAAGGTAGAAGTCTTAATAGTAAGTCTGATAAAGAAGATCTTGACTTTGTCGAGCAAGAGTCTGGAGTACATAGACAACATGAACTTGACAAACAAGATAATGATAGTAAGAATAAGAATGAACAGAAGTTGGTTGATTTAATGATAGCTGATGAACAAGGTGCTGGTGCTGTCGGTGATGGTAATGCTGGTGTACAATAATAATTAACACATTCATAAGGTGACCCTGTATGCAAGACGAGAATTTAGGTGAAATGGAAGAAATTCGTATCAGTATTGAAGAGGCAGAACATGCCATAGCTTTGAGAGATGATATCAACAAGATGCTTGAAAATCCATTGGTTAATAAGGTAGTTGGCCATCATTATTTCCAGGAAGAGTCTATGAGACTTGTGTCCTGTCTGGGTGAAGATAATCTTGACGATAGGACTAAGCTTGAGATGCAAAAGATGCTATACGGTATTGCCTATTTTCAGCGTTGGCTCAGGGTAACTGTTCTACAGGGTAATGAGATGGAAGAGCATGTTAAGGCTGCACGGGACGAACTTGATAGAGAAGTTGATCCGGAGGTTAATTAATGGCTAATGGCATTGACGAAACCGTTGATCTTGAGAATATGAGTGATGATGATTTTATGGAAGCAACTGAGTCTGACGATCCTATTGGAACCGTTGCCGAAGTAAATAGTGAAGTAGTGAACGATGAACAAGATGGACCTGATGAAGATTTGGATGAAGCTGATGTCGATGATCAAGAGGACACTCTGGATGATGACCAATCAGACGATGAAGATGATGAGTCAGAAGATGGCAGTGAAGAAGATGATGGTCAAGTAGACAAAGACACGGAAACTCTCGATGGAGAGCAAGATACTGAAGATACCCCTGATATCGACTTTGAAGCTGGTTATAAGGATTTATTTGCGCCATTTAAAGCCAATGGTAAGTACATGCAGGTAGATAATGTGGAAGATGCCAGACGACTCATGCAAATGGGTGTTGGGTATCAAAAGCGGATGTCAGAGCTTAAACCACATTTGAAGATTATCAAAAGTCTTAAGAATAACGATTTGCTTGATGTAGATAAGATAAATCGCCTTATTGATTTGGATAAGAAAGATCCTGGTGCAATTGCTAAGCTAATTAAGGAAGCGGGAGTAGATCCACTTGATATCGATACTGAGGCTGGCGAAGAGTATAAGCCGAAAGATTATGGTGTCTCTGATTCTGAGTTCGATCTCGACCAAGCGATTGACAATATTCGTGGCAATGAAAGCTATGATAGGTCAATAGCCGTGATGGGAGAGCAATGGGACCAGAAAAGTAGAGGTATTATAGCCGAAAATCCTGAGATCGTAGGTATTATAGATAGCCACATTCAAAGTGGTGTATTTGATGCAGTGCAAGCTCATGTTGAAAAAGAACAAACTTTAGGTAGGATGAAAGGTTTGTCTAGCATTGAGGCGTACCGTGAGGCAACGCAGGTACTGCAGAAAAATGGGGTTCTTGAGGGTGATGGCGTTAAGAAAGAATCTGATCCAAAAAACAAAGAACCTAATCCATTGGTAAAAGAAGCTAAGAAGAAGCAGGAAGCTAGTCGCAAAAAGCGCAAGAAAGCTGCTGCTCCAATTAAAGGTAAACCAAAGTCAAAGAAGTCTGAAAAAGATTATGATAAGATGTCTGATGCAGACTTTATGGCAGAGGTTGGCTAAAGGAAATTAGGTAAAAGTTATGATTTATAGTGATCCCGTAAACGGTTTGAAGTCAAGTGTTGATGTTGGTGCTCCAGAAGGTGAACAGTTTAATCTGTTTAAATGGCAACGCAAGGCTCTTATTGCCATTCGTAACCGTCAGGTATTCCAACAGTTGGCAGATACTACTGTGATGCCTAAGTATCATGGTAAAAAGATTAAAAAGTATGAATACATTCCGGTCTTGGATGATCGTAATGTGAATGATCAGGGGCTTGATGCTGCTGGTGCAACTCTGATTATGGACAAGTTTCATCTGTTCACCGCAGATAATGTTTTGGTTCCAGATGCTACTGTTGCTGGTAATGCTGCTGGTTTCAGTACCGCTGCACTCGCTGAAGCCGCTACTGGTTACGTTGCCGCTACAATGGTTGCAATGAGTGGTGGGCTTTCTTTGTATGGTGGATCTAAGGATGTCGGAACCATTACGAAGCGTCTTCCTGCTCTCACTGAGGAAGGTGGGATGGTAAATAGAATCGGTCACTCTCGTACTACACTTGAGGGTTCTATTGCTGAGCAGGGTTTCTTTAGTACTTATACTGAAGATTCTATTCAGTTTGATACTGACGACATGCTGCTTGATCACATTATGACCGAATCACTCGTTGCTGCTAATGAGCTTGTTGAAGATAACCTTCAGCTTGATCTTATTGCTGCTGCTGGTGTAAGTTTGTTTGCTGGCGGTGTAACCACTGTTGAAACTATTGATGGTAATGCTGCTTCTGATTGTATCGTTAATTATAAGGATCTTTTGAAGATCAATATTACCTTGGATGACAATAAGTGTCCAAAAGGAACCAAGCTTATTAGTGGTTCACGTATGATCGATACCAAGGTTATTAGTGCTGCTCGTTATTGTTATGTTGGATCAGAACTTCTTCAGACTCTTGAGGGAATGGTTGATCTGCATGATGTTGCTGCTTGGAAAGAGGTTGCCTCTTATGCTCAGGCTGGTAATGTTGCTGTTGGTGAGGAGGGTGCAATTGGTCGTACTCGCTTTATTGTAGCCCCAGAGATGATGCGATGGGAAGGTGGTGGTGCTGCTGCTGGTGCGAATGATCAGAATTGTGCAGTTACTGATGTTGAAGGTACTGACCATTTTGATGTAGCTCCAATGTTGTTTGTTGGTTCAGGTAGTTTCTCAACTATTAGCTTTAGTTCTTCCGGAAAGTCTGTGAAGTTTAGTATTATTCACAAGAAGCCTGGCGTTGCTACTGCTGATGCGTATAATGACCCGTATGGTAAGAAGGGCTTTTACAGTCTCCGCTTCTGGTATGGGACTCTAATAACACGTCCAGAATGGATTGCATTGATATACACTGCAATTGAAGAGTAAAAACAGGCACTTAAGTTTTATTGATATACGAACAGTCAATAAATGAGGATTTTAGCTTGTGTATCCTCTACGGTTAATGTGTGGTGTGACTAGGTAGTTATAGTTTAACTAAACATTAATTGTAGAGGTTATTATGGAATGTGTTGAAGATCTTGGTATCAAAGAAACAGTATCTAAGAATGGCAATATCAGGGGTAGAAGGTTTGGTTTGTTTATGTGCCCAGAGTGCTTTGAGAAAGTTGAGGTTGATATATATTACGGCAAGAAAGCAAAAACCTGTGTAAAGTGTAGGCCGTATCATATGAAGTGTAAGCATCACATGTGTAACACTAGGCAACATGCGATATGGAAGGGAATGAAGCAGAGATGTGACGACAAGAAGCGTGAGAAAGGAATTAAGTATGATGTATCATGGTCAAATTTCAATGAATTTTGGAAAGACATGGGGCCGACATACTTTGATGGTGGATCAATAGATCGAATAGATAACAACAGTGACTATTGTAAAGAAAAT